AAGAAACTACGAAAACAAATCGTACAAATTCTGCCGTTATGTCCTAGACGCATAAGTTAACCTTACTTCATGCGCTGTTCTCGTTTTCTCCCCCCCCCCAGCTAGGGAGAGAATGTTCTCCTTTTGTACCCGTGAACGTGATTTATTCTCGTAACGTTCCAAGAACAAAGAACAAAACATAAATATTTCACGATTTGTTCTCGTTTTGTCCCTTATAACACTTTTGTTCCTGGAACGTTATAGGAACGTTCCTCCTTTCGTGGTCTAAAAGGTGAACAGCGCAACATTCTTTCAAAATCTCCCCTAAAAAATGCAACAATCTAATACAAAAATCTATTGACCTACTCTCTTCTACTGACTACATTAATGACAGTTAAGTAAGACACGCCATTCCGGTGGAAGGCCCGGATCGAACGCGAGCAATGCGACAATCCTGTCGTACCTCGATCGAAGACGGGAGAACTATTCTCCCTCATCGGACTAAGTTACTCCCGTCGAATACTTAGGAGTAACTTCAATGTCCGTCAATCTCTCTCAGTCTTCCACTCCCGACAACAACACTCCAATTTCCACCCTCGGATTTCCAGTCACCTCCTACCAAGTCTTCTACTACACAGACACTTCCAAGCCCGACAACAGCGATCACCGTCTGTCTATCGTCTCCTACAAACAGACAGACAAAATGACCAAGGTAGGGAAGAAGGCTCCTCCTGCAATGGCCGTATCAATCCCCAAGCCAACAATCCTCACTATCAAGCCTGAGTGCCTACAGAAGGCTCTGGAAGCCTGCTACATGGATCTACAAGACATCGTCATTCGCTCCCTGATCGAAACTCAGAGGGACGTACAGAAGCTGTCCTTGAAGGACATGCACATCAAATCAACAGACATCTCCCCTTCCGGCATTGCAAACTACCAGTCGGAAAACTCCACTTCCGGCCATCTATCCAAGCAAGGGGTTATCAATTGGTTCAAATTGAACCTGGAAGACAACTTCACTCTCGCACTGTCCAACAGCATGAACTACCCGGATGAGCCAAGCAACGAACAACTCGAACTCCTGACAAAGGCAGTCAATCAACACTGTGAATTACTGTCACAGTTGGCCAGTCCAAGAACAGCGTTCAACGAGCGTATATCTTCTCAGCTTCTAAAAGCCGTGAAACTGGCCGCTCCAGACAACACTACTCAGAAGCTCATCGACAAGCTGAATTCCTTCCTCGCTCCGAAGGAAATCACCATCGAAATGGGCCTGTAATACTGGCCTGACTAAGTAGCTAGCGATCATAACTAATGACTAGTAAGTTGTTAGATCGTGATCGCTAGCTACTACCAACTGTCAGCCCGTAATGTACCTACAACATTATTACATCCATCGCGGCGTATAGTTGAGGATAGCTAGTAGTCTCGCGCATACTACATTAGCATTATTGTCCACTACTTAGACCATCCAGTAGAAAAGAAATGAAGTAGGGGGTAGAAGACCTTTTTTGGTTTGTGATTTGAGTTCATCCTCAAACACTCATCAAAATTTTCTAATTTTTTATCATCATTTTTGCCTTTTTTAGTTATTAGTTAGTCTGGGAAGAAGTAATAAGTTAGTAGAGGCGCGAAAATCCCCACTTTACAGAGTTTTTTATAAGTGATATAGTAAAAATTGGCAAGAATATTATATAGGTACTACTTAGTTAGTACTTATAAGTAGATAGGAGAAAGTAATGGCCGCGAAGAGAGTAATACTATTCTTCACTTTTCTACTTCTTACTTTTTCCTTATCAACTACTCAAGTTAAAGGCCAAGCATCAGTTGCAGCGGTTAATGGCTTCAGTAGCGCGCCAAATGTTGTTAGTTATTCTATAAGTGCAAGTACTTTTTGGGGAGCAACTGTAACTTCTGGCTCTGCAAATGGCTTCATCCTTGTTTGGGATCTCGCGGCAGTTCCATCTCCAGGTACAGGAATGACTCCAAAGATGTGCTATGCAGCTACAGCTAATAGTACAGTAGGAGTTATTCTTCCAGGAAATGTACCAATTAATTTTAAAAATAGAATATCTATAGCGTATAGTGTAGGGGCGAATTGTTCTATCTATACAGCTGACTCGGCGCAAGACTTTTATTTTATTGAGGCACAGTAGGAGCTAGGAAAATGAAGAAAAATTTACTAATTTTTATTTTTTCACTTTTTGCCTTATTTCACTTTTCTACTACTGCTAATTGTCAGAGTATAACTAATACTCCTATTCCTGGTTTCTATTCTCTCACTCCATCTAACTTTATTACTCCAGTACTTCCATCTCCTTCCGGGCCAAAACATCTAGGTCCAACTCAATTTTATGGCGGCTCAGTAACTACAGGGGCGGCGGCTGGATTTATTTTAATCTTCGACGGACAAACTATTCCATCTCCAGGTACTGTTTCTCCTCATCTATGCTATGCAGTAACCGCTAATAGCACTATAGGACTAATTCTACCAGGCAATACTCCAGTTTCATTTCCTAACTCCTTTACTGTAGTAATGAGTGTTGGAACTGCTTGTTGGAGTTACACAGCAGACTCAGCGCAGGATTTCTTCTTTGTGGAGGCACAGTAAGATTATGATTAGTTCTTCTCTGAAGAAAATCCTTCTTTCCTGTCTAGTTTATGGACTTTCTACTTCTCCAATATATGCAGAAGGAATAGCAACTAGTGGTCCGGGTGCATTTAATGCAGTTACCCTAAATGGATTTACTTTTGCATCTCCTGGATCTATAGGAGCTGGAACTCCTGCTACTTCTATTAGTTCTTCTATATATAATATTGGAGGTACTTTTCCTGTTATAAATTGGAATGGTACTAGAGGTGCTTGGCAAACTGCTATTGATATTGGAGCATCCCAGACTCTTTCTGATTTTGTATTAGCAGATAAATGTTATGGGAATTCTGCATTAAATGACTGCTCTAGTGTGACAGACCAAATATATGATAGTAATAATCAATTTGGTGTTCTTACGGTAGCTTCTATAGTAACTCCAGGATCTAGTTATACTGTTGGTTGTCTTATTACTCTTACTTCTGTTGGTTGGTATGTACATCCAGTTCTTAAAGTAGATACATTATCTGGAAGTGGGGTGCTTACAGCAGAAGTTTATTCTCTTGGAGGATATGGTAGAGGACCCGCAACTTTAGGTGGTGGAACTATAACTGAAGCAAGTAATAATTGTGGGGGTAATGGAGCAGCTAGTTTCACTGTAACTAGCGGTCAAAATCTTCCTACTCTTGCTATAGGAGAGGCTGTACAGGGCGCAATCATTCCAAATTTTGGAACTTATCAACTTACAGTAGCTCAAAATTCTTTACAACAAGGAATTGGAGGACTGCAAATACAAACTTTTGGAGGCGCTTATTATCCTTTTGCTATAACTACTACTGGGGGAGGCGCCCCAGAAAGTTATTTTGATACTTCAGGAAGATTGTTTGCCGCTAATTATGGTGGAGGAGCCACAGGATCTTGTACTTCTCCTGCAGAAACTGCATTAGCAATTCCATTATTTAATAATAGTTCCTCATCCTATGGGGGTATTGGAGTTGATACCTCTGGAGATATTTATTTTATAAATGCAACTTCAGGAACTCCTCCGTGTAATGTTGTATTTTATACTGATGGATCAGTTGCTATTGGGTCTACTTCATTTTTTGGAGCACAAGGATTAGGAGGTCTAGGAGTTGAAGGGAGTCTAAAAGTATATGGCCAGGCATTATTTAATCTTCTAACTGCAGGACTCCCAGTTTATAGTGATAGTTCAGGGAATATTAAACAACTTAAAACTCAAGCAACTTATTCTGGTTGTTCTAATTCTACTCCTACTGGAGGAGCGACTAGTGGAACTATTAAATCTGGTACTACAGGTACCTGTACTATAGTTATTACACTTAACGGAGCGACTGGTTGGACAGCTCCTACAGGATGGAATGTATTAGTTAAAGATGAAACTACTCTTACTGATAATGTTATAGAAACAGCTTCAAATGCTACTACTGTAACAATCTCTGGAACTACAGTTTCTGGGGATGTTCTTCGTTGGATAGCGAGTCCTTTCTAATGTCCGCTAAAGTCAGTCTAGACCAAGTTAAAGAACTACTTGGCTTTGGTCTACCAAATGATCAAGTAGCAGCTGCAGTCGGCTGTGATCAATCCTATATCTCTCAACTTCTATCCGATGAAAATTTTGCCAAAGAAATCGTTGTTCTTCGCATTCAAAATCTAACTGCTGCTAGTGATAGAGATAGGAAATGGGATAAAATTGAAGATACTGCTATTCAAAAATTAGTAGACTATATGGAACAGGGCTTTCATATGAAAGTTCCTGATCTTCTTCGTATTGCTACTTTCTCTAATAGAGCAGTTCGGCGTGGAGTTTCTTCAGGAAATATGACTCCAGCAGTTACTCAGAATATTGTTCAACTTAACCTTTCTCGTGTTGCAGTTAGTAACTTTACTATTTCTACCCAAGGAGAAGTAGTTGAAGTTGACGGGCAGACTCTGGTTACTATGTCATCTAATCAACTACTTGAAAAGTTGAGTAAAGAAAGGAAGGATAGTGGTGTTAACTATAATAGCGTGCAAAAGTACCTTCCAGTTGCAAGAACTGGAGGATAGAATTCTTGACTGGGAAAAAGATGCTATAGAGTTTAAGGAAATAAAGGATAGAGAGCCTTTAGATAATAATGCGCGAGCAAAGCAGATACTCAGAAAGATGCTTAAGGAAGTTAGAGAAAGGAGACAGCAAATTGTCAACAATCCGCCATCTGGATATTGATTTGGACTTCGGGCGCGCACTTCTTTCATTAAAGACTGGGTGTAAAATTACTCGTCGTGCATGGGCTAACTACGATACATATCTTCACTTTATTCATGAGCCAAGAAATCAAATTCTTCTTCATACAAAGGATAATAAGGATAAAAGATGGGATCCAAATCAAGAAGATATTCTTGCTCATGATTGGGAACTCATTGTATGAGTGCATATGCTAAGCCTAAAAATTGGGAAGAGGAATTAGGACTTAATGTTCCTACACCGAAACAGGAACAAGACTTCCAATTTCAACACGAAGGTAATTATAGTAGATCGCAAGCCGAAGAGTTCTGTAAAAACGACCTTAATGGACTTGCAGCAATTGCATCACCTACTGTGTTTCAGTATATGTTTCCTCTTATATATCATGCTATGTGGACTCTTCTACTTAAACAATTGGTTAATATCACTAAAAACCCACAGGTTGCTATTGGTGTTCCGCGAGGTTTTGCGAAGACAACTTTAGTTAAATTATTTGTTCTATATTGTATGTTATTTACTAATATTAAGTTTATTTTGATTGTTGGAAATACAGAGAGACATGCAGAGAATATTATTGCTGATATTTTTGATATGTTGAGGGAAAAGAATATTATTAATATTTTCGGCGACTACAGACTAGGAATGGAAAAAGATACTACTACTCTTAAGAAATTTGGCTTTAGAGGCCGCGTTATTATTATAGCTGGAATGGGTCAAGGAGGCAGTATTCGAGGTTTGAATGTTAAAAATGAGCGTCCAGATTTGATGATTTTTGATGACATTCAAAGTAAAGAGGAAAGTGAGAGTTTTGCAGTTTCTCAAGCTATTGAAAGATGGCTATATGGAACTGCGATGAAAGCTAAGAGTCCTCGGGGCTGTATGTTTATTTTCCTAGCTAATATGTATCCAGGACCTAATAGTCTACTTAAGAAGATGAAGAGTAATGCCACTTGGATTAAATTTATTAACGGCGCCATCCTTGCTGATGGAACAAGTATGTGGGAGGAGTTACGTTCTCTTGAGTCGTTAATTCATGAATTTGATACTGATATAGCGGCTGGACATCCAGAAATATTTCTTTCAGAAGTAATGAATGACACTGAAGCTGGAGTTAATACTAGTGTTGATTTTAGCAAACTCCATCGTTGGAAATGGGTTCATGGAGAAAAGCCGCAGGGGAAATTTATAATTATTGATCCTAGTGGAAATAAAGTATTGTACAATGGGAAGAATAAGAGTGACCCAACAGCTATTGGTTACTTTGAAGTATATGATGGAGTTCCAGTTCTTAGAGAAGTTATAGAAGAAACTTTATCTCCCGGGAATACAATTAGAAAAGCTATTCTACTTTCTCTAAAATATAACATTCGCTGTATAGCTGTAGAAAGTACAAGTTATCAGAGTACTCTTCTCTACTGGTTTGGAGAGATTAGTAAACAAATTGGATTAGAGGGATTTTATTTTGTTGAGTTATTTAGTGGAAATAATAGTAAGAATAATAGAATAGCTATTGCTCTTAAACAGTTAGAGTCTGGAGAGACAGTAATTCATCCAAGTTTAGTTTCTTTAGTTAGTAATAAAATTGCTAATTTTAATCCTCTAAAGAGAGATAATGATGATGGGATTTTGGATTTATTTACCTATTGTCATAAAACGATTGAATTATATGAAGCGTATATTAGTTCAGAATTTGATTTGGAAAAAGAAATAGCTATGGGACAAGGAGTAAGTGAAGATGTACATATGTTTTAGTTCTAGTATTGGAGAAAAGTAGTGGCTGTACCTTCAACTCAAGTATTAATTAATGAGGATCAGCAAAGATCTATTATCCTATACGCAACAAAATGTCAAGAACTTCTACGTAATCAGTTCTCTCTTCGTGCTCATTTAGAAGAAATTGATCGTTATTATATGAGAGAAGATGATTACAATATAGCTGAAGTTCGCGCGAGAATGGCTAATAAAGGTGGCGATAAAGATAAGATGCAAGATATTACAGTTCCAATTGTTATGCCACAAGTTGAAACTGCTGCAGCATATATGACTAATGTCTTTCTGACTGGTTATCCAATTTTTGGCGTTGTAGCTGATCCAAATACAGAGAATGAAGCTCTCCAACTTGAAACTATAGTGGCGGAAAATAGTATAACTGCGGGCTGGAAACGACAACTTCTTATGTTCTTCAGAGATGGTTTGAAATATAATATGCATGGATTAGAGGTTAATTGGGATACTAGAAATATTTGGGATATTGAGACTGATCCTCGTTATCCTAATGGTGCGAAACCTAGGAAGAATTTATGGCAAGGTAATTGTCTTAAACGTATGGATATGTATAATACATTTTTCGACCCTCGTGTTCATCCTGCAGAAATACATAGTGAAGGAGAGTATGTAGGTTATATCGAACTTTATTCTCGGATTAGGATGAAGAAATTCACTAATGATCTCTATGGAAAAGTTAGTCCTCAGAAGATAATTGAAGCATTACAAAGCACTCCTAGTCAATCTGTTATTACTAATTCAACTGCTCCTTTTGGCTACTACCAGCCAATTATTAACCCCTATCCTCTAATGGATAGGCAGAATTTGCAGTCATTTGATTGGCTAGCTTGGGCTAGTAATGTACCAACCACTAAAATTGGAATGAGATATGGAAATGTTTATCAAATAATGAAGTTGTACTGTCGTCTAATCCCTCAAGATTTCGGCCTTGATGTTCCTGAAGCTAATACACCTCAAGTTTGGAAATTCGTCATCGTTAATGGAGCAGTTGTACTTATTGCGGAAAGACAGACAAATATTCATAACTACATCCCAATTATCTTCGGTCAACCAATGGAAGATGGTCTTGATTATCAGACGAAATCATTTGCTAGTAATGTCCAAGATATGCAAGATGTTGCAACTACCATGTGGAAAGGATATATTGCTAGTAAGAGACGGTTGGTAGGAGATAGAGTTATTTATGATCCAATGAGGATTAGGAAAGTCGATATTGAAAGTACTAATCCAGCCGCGAAAATTCCAGTTAGACCAAGTGCTTATGGTAAAGGTGTAGGAGAAGCTGTATTTGCTTTCCCCTATCATGATGAAGCTACTCAAACACTACTTGATGGCGCGACAAGAGTTAATAACTTTGCATATATAATTAATGGTCAAAATCCAGCTACTCAAGGACAATTTGTTAAAGGGAATAAAACACAGCATGAATATGAAGATGTTATGGGGCATGGAAATGATAGAAATCAAATGATGGCTATTAGTACTGAAGAACAAGTATTTACTCCAATTAAGGAGATTATAAAGTTAAACATTTTACAGTATCAGCCAGAAGCAGTTTTATTTAATCGAGATAAAGCACAACAAGTTAATGTGAAGCCAGTTGATCTACGTAAAGCGGCCGCACATTTCAAAGTTAGTGACGGTCTAACTCCAGATGATAAATTAATAAATGGCGATGAATTTCAAACTGTACTTCAGGTTTGGGGTAGTAGTCAACAAGTGGCAGCAGGTTATAATGTAGCTGATGCATTTAGTTATATGATGAAAACGAGAGGATTGGATCTTACTCCATTCCAGAAATCTCCTGCTCAGCAACAATATGAACAAGCACTATCTGCATGGCAACAAGCTGCTGCAATGGCGGCAAAAGCTGGATCTCCATTCTCCTCTCCACAACCTCAACCTTCTCAACAATTACAGCAAGAAATGCAACAGCGGCAACAAGGAGGACAACTTCCAGATAATGGAGTTGGAGCTGCGCTAGAAAGTACAATAGGGGATGGAAGCGATACTTCACAACAGCAACAAGGACAAGGTGCAGGAAATGGAAATTATGTTCCTGCAAATGTTCCTATTCCTCAACCAAAGGGAACTTTAAGAAAAGGTAACGGAGGAGGAGGAAATAGTAATGGTGTTTATGGAAGCGGAAATACTTAATTATGCCAACTGAAATTAAAACTCAATTTGTCGCTTACCAATTCACCGCTGATGAAGCTCCTCTAGCTTATTGTTTCTCTGAACTCCAATTAGCCCATTTACGTACTGAACTTTCCGCAGCAGCTACTGAGAGAATTAATCTCCCCTATAATCCTCAAAATGAAAAACAATATATTATGGAACTAGAGCACATTCGTGGACGTATGGATGCATTAGCTGCACTTATTGCAACTCATGAAGATACTCAACAAGATTTAGTTAATCTCATTCGAGATAAGAAGCAAAGTCAACAGCAAGAGTAATATAAGGAGTAACTAGAAATGCCTCCATCAATCTTTGAACTCTTTGGTCGCAAATCTACTGGAGAGCCGAATAATACTCCTGTAGCTGGCTCTGATCCAAATAATCCTAATCCATCTATTACTCCACAAACTGCGCCAAATTCTAATCCTACTGTACCTTCACAAACTACACCTCAAAGTGATGGATCAATTCGTGCAGTACCTAAAGTTGGTGAAGGAGACAAATCCCCACTTGACGGTTTTAAGGATCTATGGAAAGATGATCCAAGTAAAAAGAATAATGCCGATCAACCTTCTCTTCTACCAACTTTCAATGTTGATCCGGCGAAACTAACTGAAGCAGTATCGAAGCTAGACTTCGCAAGCCAACTCCCCCAAGAAATGCTGACTAAAGCTTTAGCTGGAGATGCAAGTGCTCTAACTGAAGCTTTGAATTCTGTAGCAAGACGTACTATGTCTATGTCTACAGAAGTTATGGGCCAAGTTGTTAAAGATGCCCTAACTCAGCAAGCTCAATCTTTCGAGAGACTTACTCCACAAATTCTACAGAGAGAAAGAATTAACTCCCATCTTGATAGTACCAATCCTCTATTTAGTAATCCTGCAGTTAAACCAATGTTGGATATGGCAAGAGATAGATTAATTGCGCAAAATCCAACAGCTTCTCCAGGAGAAATTGAATTGAAAGCAAGAGAATTTATTCATGGTTTCGCCGCAGAAAGTGCAAAGACTCTAGGAATGGAAATTAGAGAAGTTCCTAAAGAACAAAAGAATGGTAGAGCAAAAGAGACAAACTGGGATGAGTGGTTTGGTACAGCACAGCAACAGTCTAATATTCGTTAACTGGTTAGAGAAGCAGGAGTAGCACAAAATGCCTGGTCTTCGTCCTCTTGGTGAAAAGAATGGGGTAGTTTCTGACGTTCTCTATCCAGGAGATCTACTTCTTCTTGGAGAAACTATTGCTACTTTGACAACTGTAGGAGCGGGTGCAATTCCTGCTTCTGCTATTGTTCAAGCAGGACTTTATCGTACTGGTCCAGTTGGTGGTTATACTGATACAATGGATACTGCTGCTAATGTTCTAGCAGCTCTTGCAGGTAATTCTCCTGCCGCAGATGTTGTTCCTGGAACTTCTTGGCGTTGGAGATATTGGAATTCTGTAGCCCAAGCTGAAACTATGGCCTGGGGAGCCGGTTGGCTTCAAGCTACACCTGACCCTGGAGCTTCTGACTCTGTAGCAGCTTCACTTTGGAGAGATTATCTTTTCACTGTTCTATGCTCTCAACCAGTAACTGCTCTTCAAGCTATTGTTACTAGTGGGAGTAAAGTTGTTACATTTGTTCTACCTTCTGGTAGAGTATCTTTATCTATTGGACCAAATACTCCACAGAATAATATTCAAGTTGGGGCCAGTGTTACAGGCACTGGCTTAGTTGGAGGACAGACTGTAGCTTCTCTAACTATGGGCCAAGGAGGAATTACAGGAGTAGTTCTTTCAGCGAATGCTTCTGTTTCTTCTCTAAATGGAACTGCGGTAACTTTTGGTCCAACTCTACAGTATGCTTCTCTCGGCTCTGGCACACTCTAATCCTGAGAAAGAAGGAAACAGAAAATGACTACTGGCATCTTCAATTCTAATCTCTTCGCTCAGGATCTTGCTGCAAAGTCTTTTGCGGGCATGATTACTCACCTGATGCCTAATGGTACTGCGCCGCTTTTTGGTCTAACTAGTATGTTGACTAGTGAGACTGCTCTTCAAGCTGAGCATGGATTTTTCACCAAAACTATGCTATTTCCTCAGATGCAGCTTTCTGCTGCTGGACAGGCTGCAGGAGATACTACTTTTACAGTTTTATCTACAGCAAATGTTCTTCCTGGTATGTTGATGCGTTGTGATAATACTGGTGAGAATGTTCTCATTAATTCAGTTCTATCTCCAACTCTTGTAGCAGTTGTGCGGGGAGTTGGTAGTACAGCAGTTGGTTCAATTACTGGTTCTACTTATCTCTATCAAGTTGGTACTGCTTTTGAAGAGTCATCGCTGCGGCCGAATGCTCTTGCAATTAACCCTGTGAGAGTTACTAATCTTACTCAGATCTTCCGTAATACTTGGGCAATTTCTGACTCTGTTCGCGCCACTAGGATGATTGCTGGTGATACGAACATTGCTGAGAATAGAATGGATTGTGCAGCTTTTCATGCGGCAGATATTGAAAAGGCTATCTTCTATGGACAGAAGTATAGTGGAACAAGAAATGGACAACCATTCCGTACTATGGATGGAATTTATTCCATTGTTAACAATCTCGCTTACTATCCTTCAACTTATTCAAGTACTAATGTAACTACTTTTGGAAGTACTACAAACTATACTCAGTTTGAAGCTGCATTTGATCCTGCTTTTAATCAGGCAACTGATCCGAAAGTAGCTAATGAAAGGATTATGTTCGTTGGAGGAGTGGCGAAGAAGGTTATTAATAATATCGGCCGCCTCAATGGTACTTATTATATGGTTGATGGACAGACTTCTTGGGGATTACAGTTTACTACAATTAAGATTGCTCGTGGTACTTTCCGTCTTATCGAACATCCTCTCTTTAACTCCAACACTAGTTGGAACTCTACTGGATTTGTTATCGACCTATCCTCTTTCAATCTTGCCTATCTTGGAGATAGAAAGACTCAGAACAAGGAATTTAATCTCGCTGGAGATATGGATGCGGCAGATAATGGTATTGATGCTGTCGGAGGAACTCTTACTACAGAGTTAACTACAGAGATTAAAAATCCTCCTGCAGATGCAATTGGATTGAACTTCACCGCCGGCGCACAGGGCTAACTCTTAGAAAGTTGGAGTAAACTACTATGTCTGATTCCCTTCTTGATCCGATGACTCAGCGTGCAATGCAGGGTGACCAACAGGCTACTCTTCGTGGCTTTACTCAGCCTTTCAAATTTCGTAAAGCGGATCAACCAGTTTTTTATCGTCTTGCTCTAAAAGATGTTTGTATGCATCGAGAGGATGGAAAGAAGATTTCTTTCATTCAGAATATCTTTCAAGCAATAGATTTGAATGATATCGCTTATTTGAATAATCAGATTGATGAAAGTCATCCTCATCTTCGACTTGCTACTGAGGAAGAAATTCAACAGTACAAAATGCTTACTGATCCTAGAGGAACTATTGAGGCGGAAATTCGGCCACAAATTGAAGATGAAATTCGCGCGAAACTTGAGGCTGAAATTCGCGCTGAAATGGAACTTAAGCAGCCTACTGGAATTGAAGGAGAGAATACTACTGCTTCTTCATGGGGTCGAACGGGTATTAGAGATGAGGATAAGTTGGCAGAAACTACAAATGATTACAAGCTGAAGCCAGGTGGAGTTGATGTAGGAAACGCTACTTTCGTCCCATCTGCACCTCCTCCAGCAACTACACTTCAGGGAATTCAGAGTACATCTGATATCAAAACTGCCGCTGCTACTAGCGGAACTTAATACTTGTGGTTATTAATCCAACTCCATCATTTCCGGCAGTTTACCCCCAGGTAAATAGCCTTCTACAATCCCTTGTAAACCTAGTAATAGTAGAAACTACTCGACCAGATTTGAATGTTGAGTCGCTTTCTGCTGTTCTAGCTTCTACTCTAAAATGTCATCTTTGTGAGACTTTCTATAAAGATCTAACTTCTGGGCAAATACATTTTAAGAACACTCTTTCCTTCTATCAAACTCTCGATACGAGGACTATTCCAAGATTTAGAAAACTTGCTTATTTTCGTAAAGCAGATACTCATCCTTCTACTTCGAATTTTGGTAATCCTGACTGCGAGTTACCTCCACTAACTGGTTGGGGGTATTCTTATTATGCTGGAAGACACTGGAAAACTAGACTTCTTAAAGTAATTTCTACTGATGCAATCTTTGATGAATATGAGACGCAAAAAGTTGATGTACTTTATCAAGCGGGAAGCCTTATACAGATTAGAAGTAGTAGTCAATTAGCATGGGGATTATTTGGGTACTACGCTTACCCAGATATTACTTTTCTAGGATATAATAGTTGGATTGCGCGAGAAATGCCATTTGCTATAGTCTATGATGCGACGGCTAGTGTTCTTAGTAAAATTGGCGCTCTTGATGCGGCTAGTCAATTTAATACTCCTGCTAACCCTAGAGGCGAAGGAGGTGGATTAGCAGTGCAACATTTGGAATTGTTGAAGAGAGATAATATTGTAGTAGAAGGGCAGTAGAATGGGACAGACTATTACGGCGCCAAATAATCAAGTTATCTCATCGAGAACAGTATCTGCTTCTACTACTCTTCTATCTTCCGATAATTTTATTCGTTTACAAGTTCCTAATGGAGGAATGGCACTTAATTTTCCTCCATCTCCTAAACCTAGTCAGAGAATAGTAGTTCTAGATGATTTTGGAACAGTTTCTATGAATAATCCTGTACAAATGAATGGTACAGTTAATGGTAATGCCGCTGGATTTACATTTAATATTCAATATCAAAGTGCCACTTTTGTTAGTAATAATGCCGGAGGATGGACTCAAACATGAGAAAGCTCCTTCTATCTTCAGTTTCTTCTTTTATCCTTCTCCTTCCAACTATTGCTGTTCAAGCAGCTTATACTCCTTCTCTTACTGTTAATGTTAGAGATGTTCCTGGAGCTAAGTTAAACTGGAATGCTCAGACTAAAACTGGGGCGGATAACTATAGTGCACTTGTTTCTGCATTTGCTTTCGCCTGTCAACAGTCCTATAATCTTAATTCCTATCCTTACGGCGGCGTTACAGTAACAGATGGAGGTATTGCAGAAGCTACTTCTAAACCAATTCATATTACAAATTGTCCTGGAGTACATACTAATCTTAACCTTCATGCTATTCCAGGAGCTAATTGGGATGAGGGTATTTCTGCAGGATGTAATCTACCAGTTATTATGCCTAATAATACTTCTGGTCCGTATCAAGTAATTCCTAATGTTTGGTGTCCTACTACTCTTGGTAGTAAGTGGCCAAATTCAGTAGTTTCTTCAGTTACAAATAATGGCGGGCAATTCCAACTTAATCTTGCTACTCCACTAACTACAGTATCTTCGGGGCAAACAGTATTAGTTAGTGCAATTGGAGGACTTGGTGTAGGATCTATCTCTACTCCTTTAGTTCAGGAATGGAATAATGTTCAAGTTCTAAATTCTTCAGCTATTTTACTCCGAGGATCTACTTACTCCTCTGGCTATACTGCAAGTGGAGCAATAGTTTGGGGAGCTATGCCAGTTGGAATATTAGATTTTGGTCCAGGAACTTATGGGATGAAAGATGATAATTCTATTCTAGATTGTAATGGTATAACGTATTGTGTTCCCGTAACAGATTATGAGGAGAATAGTGCAAATTTTGATGCGCCACTTTATCTTAACAATGACTATATTTATGGCTTTAATCATGTAGGTGTGTTTGTTGCAGGAATTGGGACAGGGATTAAAATTAATAAAGCAATTATTACAGAAGGTACTTACTCTAATATCAACTCACGTACAGGATTTGGTATTTGGTTTGATGGAAATACTGCAGATAGCACAATAGAAGGAGGAGATATCTCTTTTACTCAACAAGCAGTGTTTACTGGATTTAACTGCAATGATATTGATATTCATGGAACTCATGTCTATAATGGTATGGGTGCTCAAGTAGGTGGACCATATTATCCTACAGTAGCTTTAACTTACCAAGGGGGTGGAATAATTTCGGATATGACTATTGACGCTGGAGAGTTACATATTTACTCTCCTTCTGGTGCAATTCCTTATGTTCAATTGACTGGGAATTTAACAGAATTATATCGTCCAGGAATGCTCGATGCTCCTCTTGTTCTAATGACGGGGTGTACTACATTTGCTTGTGCCGGAGTTACTATTACTAATCGTGTAAGTTTTGATCCAACTCAACTTAACTCTTATCAAGTGGGGGCAGATATTGGTAGTTGGATGTATAAACCATTTGCTGCTTTGGAAGATAGTACTGGAACTATCGACTCAGATGTTTGGAATATTCAATCTCTAGACCAGATAAATTTTATAAATCAAAGAAGTGTTACTAGCTCTCAATATTCTTTTAGTAGTCATCCTTCTCAGGGAAGTTCTACTTTTACAGCAACTGTAACTAATGGAAGTTTCTCTCTTACTTCAGTTAGTATATTTCCTCTAATTGGAACTAGTATTACTGATAATGGAGGCTGTCTTCCTGGGGGAAGTATTGTTAGTTTCTATGTTTGGACTCAAGGGCAAATTAAACTTGGCCCGAATACTACTCCTTCTTGCACTAATACTAATGACACGATAACTTTAGGAAGTGGTCAAGTATATTCTGGAGTTACAGTTACTTCTGGCGCAGTGGGGTTTAATCTCATTACTAATGTACCATTTCCAAGTCTTGTAAATGGAGATGCTATTTCTGGTACGGGTATTCCTTCTGGAAGTTATCTAAGAGGATTTAAGCCATTTCGTCCTGATCAAAGCGGGGGAAATATTCTATTTGATAACCCACAAAATGCTCCTGCAACTGCAACTAATACAGCTGTAACTATTACAGATAATCCTCAAGCTCATTGTTTTCAAGCAGATGAAGATGGATTAACTTTTTTCATTTCTGCAGTAAGTGGTAATACTTATTGTTTCCTTCCAGGATTATTTGCTGGATGGAATATACAATTAAATCTTAGCGCAGCATATAATGTGGATCTTCATCCTACTAGTAATGGGACTAACGCAGCTACTATATCTAATTTTCCAGGAGATGCTATTATTAATTCAAGTCTTAGTCAAATGGTAAATGTTACGGCCGCGGGATTTAATAATACTCTTGGATCAAGATACTCAGTCTCTCAAGCATATATTCCTCCAACTGTTACTTCTGGATTTGGTACATCTCCAACTATTCCTGCTACTTCAGATGTAGGACCTAGTTCTTTTATTCTTGTTATTGGTACTGGAGGAACTGCCAGTACAGGAGTTCTTGCTCTTGGACCTGGAGCTAATAATGGATGGAATTGCAGTGCTACAGATTTAACAACGCAGAGCACTACAGTATTTCAAACTAAAGAAACTGCTTATGGAGTTGGGGCAGCTACGCTAACTAATTATGGAACTGACGGTGCTACTCATGCTTGGACTGCAGGAGATAATCTTCTTGTCAAATGTAGCCAGTTCTAAGAAGGTAGAAAAACTATGAGTATCCTACCAGATGCTTGGCAAGGTTCTGGATTTGCAGTTAATACCTGGGTGCCTAATACAGTTCCTATTACATCTAATTTCACTAATCCTCTATCTCCTAATGTCTCGGCTATTTGGCTTCCCGCCGTTGGAGTTATTAATGCATCCAATATTCAAACAAATGCTAATGTAGCTCAACTGCGGCGCGGATGGAAACTATTTGCTATTGACTTTGACATTTGGGTAAATGAGATGGGAGGAAATGCAGCTATTGGACAGCCAGGTAGTTTTCCAATTTACGCTGGAGATGAATATACAGTTTACAGTTTTGCAGGAGATGGAAGTGATATTAGTCAAGCGCAAGTTAGTATTATAAGTGCGGGAGCTGCACATTTTACTGGCTCTTACTGGTAGAGTATAAAATGGCATATGTTCCTGATCCAACTAATGTAAATGAGCCAGATGATACAATTATAGCTGAGACAGCTGCAGCTGAATTTCGCGCGTTGAAGGCATATATTAAAGCTATTGTCGCACCTACTCTTACTAATCCTTATCGTAGAAATCTAATTATTGGAGGACAGTTTAATTCCAATCCTTGGCAACGAGGAACTTCTATTGGTGTAACTAGTCATCAATCTCTTTATACTGCAGATTGTTGGCTATCCACTGGTAATATTGCTAGTGGTATTCTTACTATATCTCAAGCATTAGATGCCCCAACTTCTATTCAATCAGGAAGAACTATTTTTAACTCCCTAAAAGCTGCAGTTACTACACCTGCAGTTCCAGTTAACAACCATTATGGAATTACCTATGCCATTGAAGGATATGATTTTGCTGCTTTCTATCCTAACCCAGTAACTCTTTCTTTCTGGCATAAACATTCTATTCCAGGAAATTATTACATCTCCTTTCGTGACTCAACTTCAACTCAGACATATGTAGGAAAGTATACTCAAGTTGGCGCCGGAACTTGGGAATTTGCTACTATATCTGTACTAGTTTTTCCGTCCGCTGGAAATTGGGTATTTAATAATGGATTAGGATTAAATATTACTTTTACTATAGCAGCCCAAGGAACTTATACTACTCCAAATGGAATTTGGACTGCAGGAGAGTTTTATAGTGATGTTGATCAAATTAATGTATTAGGGACTAATGGAGCTAGTTTTCAAATAGCTGATCCTCAATTAGAACTTGGAAGTCAATTTACTAATTTTCAACCTTATTCTGAAGCAGACACAGTTAATTTTTGCCTTCGCCGCTTTGAAGTTGGTACTGGATTGTATAGTGGAAGTGTTACTAATACTGATAGTTATACTGTACTTAATTCTTTCAAAGTGCCAAAAAGAACTACTAATCCAGCTATAGTTGGAACCGACGGTGGAATTAGTAATGGTTTCGCAGCAGTAGTTGGTACGATTGCTACTGGGAGCACTTCTTTCTTTACTGAAACTAGAGTTAGTAATGGTACTCAAGCTGCTGGTGCATTTAGTACTAATTGGACAGCGAGTTCAGATTTCTAATATGAGGAAGATAGTTTGGCTTTCTACAGGGTAAGAGTAAATCTATCAATAGCATTCTTTCCTTTTCTAGCCTCCTTATGGGGGCGATCTATTATTGTTAATACCTATGATCAAACTTACGATACAACTAATCCTTTAGCTAGTGAGAAGGATAAAGGAAAGCCGCAGATTTACTACTTACATAACATCATGCCAATTCCTCAAGGATTTCAGAGTATAGGTTATAAGCAGAGAATAGCTCCTTTTGCGCCGGGGCCAGTTACTAACTTTGATAAAGCATTTCAACTTCAAAATTCTAACCTTAACCGTTTTCTTTTAGTTCCTGCTGGAGGATTGAACTATATTTATGACCCGGGAGTTGGAACTTGGATATCTTGTCCATTTCCTGCTAGTAGTGGAGTTACTACTTCTACAGTAGTATCTACAGCTTTCATTGATGGACAGACATATATTTGTTATGCAAATTACGGGATTTTTATTTATGATGAAGTTAATAAAGTTCTGGCGCCACAAACTATTACTGGTTTGGATCTTAGTAATATTATTTGTATTACGGCGTCTAATGGCTATATGCTTGCTTTCACTCAAACTGCAATTGCATGGAGTAACCAGACTAACCCGTTGGATTTTGTACCTAACTTAGCTACAGGAGCTGGCGGAGGGCCAATTCAGAATATTAAAGGTCCTGTAATTTTTGCTGCAGAAATTAGTAATGGTTTCTTAGTTTATTGTCAAAGAAATATTGTTGCAGCAAGTTATCAAGCTAATGATAATTTTCCTTTTATGTTTGCAGAAGTTCCAGGAAGTAGTGGTATTGAGTCTCCTGAAGATGTTGGTTGGCAATATAATAATGGAACTCACTATGCTTGGACTAATGCAGGATTACTTCAAATAAACTTAACAGCTGCTCAAATTGTATTTCCTGAGGCCGCTGATTTCCTATCTGCAAATATCTATGAAGATTTTAGTGATACTACAAATCAATTCTCTGTTCAATATCTAACTACACCTCTTCAAGTTAGAATTGCATTTATCGGCGAGCGATATGTAGTTATCTCCTATGGTCTAATTGGACTAAATTTTACGTATGCTTTAGTGTATGATACTGGACTCAATCGTTGGGGTAAGTTGAAGATAAATCATGTTCATTGCTTTCAGTGGGATACTCCTCCTCCTTATACTTTTGTAACTTATGGGAGTTTGAAGAATACAACTTATGGACAGTTAAGTAATAAAACATATGGAGAACTTATAGTAACTCCTAGTGAAGTAGATACATCAGATAGACAGACTCTTGGATTTCTTCAACAAGATGGAACAGTACAGATTGTAGATTTTGATCTATCTGAAGCCCCAGCTAATGGAACTATGTTACTTGGTAAATTTCAACTTATGAGAAATAGATATATGGTGCATAATACTACTGATATGGAAACGATTAATGAGAGTATTACTAATTTTAAATTTAGTATTATTCCTACTCTTGATGGAAAAACTCTACTTCCTCCAGTTCCCGGAGTTTTGCTCGCTGAAGGTCAATATAGTAGGAAATATGGTAAAAGAGTAGCAGGACAGAATTTAAGTTTACTTTTCCAAGGAGGATTTTCTATGGGCGCGGTTATTTTAGAATTTACTCAACAAGGTTTCCGTTAATGGCTAGTTCTAGTAATAGATATAATCTTCCAACTTCTCTTAGAGTTCCAACTCAAATACCTGCCGATGTTCCTGAAGTTATGCGGCCAGTTATTTCAACTATCTTCAACACTCTACAACAAATTGCTCAGTTACTTTCTAATCAAGGAGGCATGGGACAAAGAAATACAGATCAGTGGAATTTACTTAATGGATCTCATACTACACTTAATTCGGGTAATTTAAATCGTTTCTATGCTATGGCTAAAGGAAATAGTATACCTTTAGGCGCTGCAATTACTATTAATCCAGGATCCCCTCCAACTATTTCTCTCGCATCTGCTTTCTCCTCTGTTACTCAATGTGATGGTTTCTGCACTACAACTGGAGGAATAAGCAATGGACAAGTGGGAGAAGTTATCCTCAATACTGGAACAGTTTCGGTCGGTGGGCTTATTTCTGGCAGCAGGTATTATCTTTCTGTTAGTCCTGGTGTTGTATCACTAGCTCCAACTGTAGCTCCAGGACAAATTAATCAATTTCTAGGAATTGCTATTGATAATACTAATTTGTTTTTCACTATAAGATCCCCTGTTGTAAATTGACCTGGGACGTGGGAGAGTCTTATAATGGACGATCGCGAAGAATTACCAAAAATACCGGGCAAAGCATCTCCTTCAAATCATATGAATTTGGAGCAAAGGATCAATGCTCATAGAATTGAACTTGATAAACTTATTATCAACTTCAATAGACTTAATGAAGTCGTTGATGAGATGAAAAAAGATTTTAATGACGTGTTGGATAAATTTGATAAATATTTAGAGACTACTCAAAGGATAGACTCTGCTACTTCAGAACTACTGCAGTTATTTAATACAGGAAAGACTGTTCTTAATCTATTTTCTCTAACAGGCACATTCATTCGTTTCGTTGGAGGATTAGCTTTTGCAATTTCTTGTATCTGGGGTTTATGGTATGTCATTCAACATAATCTTATTCCTCAAGCATTTAGTGTAATTGATCCAAGTAAAAATCCTCCAGTTGTGAAGTAGGAAAAGAGGAAGGAGATAAGAAATGTCAGGTAGTGGTGGCGGAACTTCTAGTAGTAGTGGCGAAGGAATTGGATCTTCTCTACAAGGTATTGGTTCATTTCTTATTGATCTATTTGGCGCGAATAGTAGTCAAAATAGTACAACTAATTCTAATCAAACTCAAACTGTTACTGGAACTAATACTCAAACTGGAACAGCTAATCCTCTTCTTCAAAATCTACTTACTGCATTTTCTAAAACAGCTACTGGAAATGCTGAGGACAATTCAGTTACTAATAATCTAGTACAGAATATTTTCCGTCAAGCTAAGATTGCTTTTGCTCCAGTTTCTCAACAAGCGAATAGCAGTGGTATCTATGGAGGATCTACTTTATTCGATCTCGGCGCCAATGCTCAAGCGGCCGCAGTTGGTCAAGCAGCTCAAGCTGTTTTAGGTTATAAAACTACTGAACAACAACTTGCTACTAGTGATATTACATCTCTCCTCCCCTATACAAGTACGAGTGTTACTACTCCAAATATTACTACTAAGGCCGCTGGAACAAGTACAACTCAAGCTCAAGGAAATGCTGGAGGAGTTCTTGGAAGTGTAATCTGTACTGCTCTAATGAGAGATGGAATTATTGATAGAAAAGATTGGTATGATAGTGTAGTTAAATTCCGTCAAGGATGGCAGTGGGGAATTCCTGGTTATTATCTATTTGCTATTCCTGTTACTTGTTGGTTAGTGAAAAGAGAAAATAGAAAAACTCTTCGCTATTGGCTTATTGCAAGGATTTTCAAAAAGAGAACTCAGTTTGTAGTAGGGAGTAAATATACAGCAGAGGGATTATTTTATACATTACTAATTATACTTCTAAGTGGAATTCTAACTCCATTCGCCCAGCTTTCTATGTATCTATCTAGTAGAAGTGATAATAGTAGTAATAGCTCGAGTAATATCAATAATGGAGTAGTTGAAGATGTCTGATAGTCCTGCAGCTTCTTCTGTAGCTGCTACAATCATTCCTCCATCTTCTTTAACTCCTCCAATCAATAAAACTGATGAGCTGGGTAATGCTCTTGATATTCCTAAGATACTTGGCGGAGTAATGGAGAATGCAGGTAAACAATTAGGTATTAGTATGAATGCACTTAGTGGCGCATTTGGTATGGGAATGTCTGCAGCACAACAAGCTGGTAAAGGAGCGCAGGAGGAGGCAAAAGGAGCTACAGGAGTTGAAGCAGCAACGGAGCAATATGAACAAAGAGTAGCTGCTGCTAATGCCAATGTTAGAGCTTTACAAGGACTTGACTCCAGTAATGTAAATTCTACAGTAGTACAACTTAGTAAACAAATTATGGAAAACGCGCAGAAACTTGTTGGAGTTAATCAGCAAATATTTAAGAATGATCAAGTTGGATTTTTTGATAATCCTATCGCATTTCTTACGAATAAATATATTAATAATCCTAAACTTATTGCTCAAAGAGAAGATCTTGGAGGAGCTAACCAACAGTATCAAAATTTACTTAATAATGCAGCGGCATTTACTACTGAAGAAGGAAAGGTTAATGCTATTAGTGACACTGCCGCTGGAGCAGCTAAACTAGCAGCTTTTGGACAACAGCAACTTGGAATAGCTGCCCAAAAAGCTGCACAATTCCAGCAAGAAGCGGCGCGAATTGGAGTTAGTGCTGAAAGTGTTAGAGTACAAGCAACTGAAGCTGCGGCGAAGAATGCAACAGATCAAGCATTTATTGGAATTCAGACTAGAAATAGTATGTTGGAGCAGATAGGGAAACATATTGAAGAAGAAAGAGAGCCTCTGTATGAAGAACAGAAACAAGCAATGATTGATGCTAGAGTTGGAAAACAACAAGGTATCGACACTATCAATAGTAAACTTAAAATTGCTGGAGATACTCTTGGTCAAGTTCCTCCAACTTATCAAGAGTTACAACTTCTTGGACCACAACAGAGAGCAGCTTGGGAAGAGTTAATGCAAAATCCTGCTGTTCAGAGAGCTGGTGCTCTTGGAGCTTCTCCTGCAATGGCAATGAATTTAGTTGATAAATTAGGATTTGATCTAGGACCTGCAGCAAATAAGACAAAGTTGGATCTAGAGAATATTATATCTCCGCTCTTCGATCTAAAGACTCCTTTAGGTGTGAAGTACCTTGGAGCTAAAGGAGATCCTGGGGAGCAATTAGGAATGCAAGATGAATTAATTAAGGAAAGTTTTCAAAATGCTGCAAAAAATATTCCTCTAACTGGACATCCTTTATCCCCAGGAACAATTTACTCTGCTCTTCAAATGCCAGCTATTCAACAGATGGGAATTAGTAAGTATCTCGCCCCTATGGCAGATAGTAATAAGATGACGCCGCTTGATCCTAATCTTATTTTCCGCGCAGCTATTCAGTCTGTTACTGCGAGAGAAGAAACTATTGGATCTGCGGCTGATGAGATTAGTAGAATGTATCAACATGTTCTTGCAGATAGAATTCAAACTGGACAGTTTCAAAAATTTGCACTTCCTGGAAGTCCGGAAGAATTAGGGGGATATAATTTTAATATTAGAAATCTTAGAACTGGATTACTTGGAGGATCTCAACCAACAGATATGACTAATAGAGCCGCAGTTGAAAATGCACTTAGGAGATTAAGTATTAGCGAGAGAATTGATGCTCAAGGGAGAGATATTCCACTCAAACGTATTGGAAGTCTACCCCTTATGGAACTAAATAAAGAACAAACTCTACCCGGGAGTAATAATCCATAATGTGCCCTTTCATTGATCCAACTACAGGTGTAATGTCTAATGCAGCTTTTGGAGTTGACTCTTCATCTTTAGCTACTAGTAATGTTCCAACTGAAGAAGCTTGGAGTAATGTAATTACTAAAGGAATTCCTACTACTATTCTATCTGCAGTTAATTCTTTTGCTAATACAGCTATAGAAGCTGGTAACTTCCTTGGCGCAGATATAGACAAATTGGATATGAAAAATGAAGTTGATCCTGAGGCTTATGACTACTATCAACAAAATCAGGGCATCATTGATACTGCGGGTTTTTTCGCTGGTTCTGCTATACCAGGAGGAGCTGCTGTAAAAGCACTTAGATTTGCTAGAGCAGGAGAATTTACTTCAGAACTTTCTGCTGCTACAGGACTATTGCGTTCTAACACAACAGCAAGAATAACTTCTGAAGCTATGAATGAAATTAAACTTGGAGATGCCGCACTTTTTCCTTCTATTCGCGCCGAACAAGTTCAAGCTATTGGTCTTGGTTATCTTGATAATGCCCTAGAAGGTGCAGTTTATACTGCTGCAACCGCAGCTACTATGAAAGCATCTCCTCTACTAGATGATGAGAATTGGAGAGATGTAGCTAGTGATATTGGATTTGGTGCAATTACTGGAGGACTTATTGGAGGAAGTTTGGATGGAATTTTTACTCGTAGTCTATTTCAAAAAGCAATGCTAGCTAGTGATCAAAGTTCTAAATGGGCAGAGAATGCAGCGTATCTTGGAAAACTAGGAGTTGATCCTGGAGATCGTGTAGTTAGTTTGCTTGCTAGTGTTGAGAAGATTAATCAAACTTTGGGGCCGCCAACAGTTTTACAAGCGAAGAAAGTCCAACTTACTAATGAAGCAGCGACAGATAGTATTAGAAAAATTTTCTCTGATATGGTTGATAAAGGAGATGAAGATCTAAGTACTGCTATGACTAATTTAACTATTCGCGCCAAACAATCTGGACTTAGTGTTAGAGATGATCTATCCGATCCTAGTCAACTTTCTCTCTCTACAATGTTAACAAGACTAGGAAAACTAAGTCGTATTGGAGATCAACCATCTACTCCTAATGGAGAAACTTTCTTTATTAACCGATTTGCTAAAGGAGCAGAGAGAAATTGGAGTGATTTAGTAACAGATAATCCTATGCCAGATAATCCTAATATTCTATTCTCCCAAGCTTACCAGCTTAAAGTTGGAGCTACAGAAGCAAAGATTGCTCATTTTGAAGATATGTTTCAAACTCCTGATGGAAAGAGTTTTGTTCCTCGTTATTCCTCTGCTGCAGATGCTTGGGAAGATGGTGCAGATTTATTTATGTCTAAAGGAAAGTCTGGAGATTTCCAGATTAATATAAATCCTAAGGCGCCAAATATTGAACAAATTCCAGCTCCTGGATTTAGTAGAATTCTTACTCCTGCAGAAGCTACAGTCTTCCGCCGTAGTGGACAGTTACCTGAAGAAGCTAAGAAGCTTTTCGGCGCACCACTTACAGTTAATACTATAACTGGAGATATTACTAATTCTAACCCTACCGCTGTAGTGGGAGATTTTGGCAAACCTAAAGTTATAGAAGGAGGTTTGCAGTATGGAAATAAGTTTAGTAAGATTGACCAATCTACTCCTACTAATCTTACTACTGGTAATAGCTTGGATGTTAACGCTAGGTATGTATATTTTGCACAAAAGGGAATTAAACAAGGAGAGACAATTGGAGATGAAGATCTCCCCGCTCTTGAGCAATTGTACAGACAGGCAAGTCAGAGCAAAGATAGCGGAGATTATTTATCTAAATTTATTCAGAAAGGAGGAGAATTAGCTAGCGGCGAAGATCTACCTTCTTCTCTCCGCGAACTTAGTAATCATATTCAAGGAGTTAAGAATGATACTATTAATCAATTAATTGATAAAAACCCAGATATACCAATGGATGAAATTGCTCTAAGAGCTAATGTACCAATTAAATATATTGAAGATGGAATGAGAAGTAACAATTATGGAGAGTTTACTATTGATCCAAGTCAACATCAAACTGTTAATCATGTACAGTTAGAATATAATATGAACGGAATAACTAGAACTCCAACTGGGCAAATTGCTAGAGGATTAATTGATACTCATTATAGAGTACAACTTGCAACAGATGCAGCAGATAGTGCGGCCGCGAAATTGTTTGGTAATGATGCGGATCTATTTAAATCGTCCCGCGGGAGTGAACAAGCTAATATCCTTGGAAGCGGCAGTAAGTTTATCGCAGAAAGTAATGCTAACTATGACACTCTTGCTCAAGAGATGGAAAGAATTGGAGGACAGGTTACACAATTTACTAATCGCCTCAACGCCGCAGATGCAGGTTTACTTACTCCTCCAATTAATGCTATTCGTAATGATGAACAAGCTGCTGCAGAATGGGGAATGTTTCTAGCAGTTCGCCGCCGTACAGCAGCTTCTTTTGCATTCCTTCCAGATACTCTTGCAGATAAATACCAACTTCCGCGCAATACAGTTGTCCTTAATGACTCCCTTAAAATTGATAAAAAAGGAAATATAACTGATTGGAATAAAGATTATAAACCTGAAGGGGATAACTTTTACTCTGGAGAACTACTTCAAAAAGGACAAGGAGCTCCCGCTGGAAATTATACTTACTACACTCTATCTCCTAAAGTCGCTAATCTTGAACGCGCCATGCAACAAGTTAATGATAATCGTATTCCTCATAAGAATAATTTCTATATGGCGCAAGGTTTAGAAGGAAGACTAAAGACAGGAACTCTCTATGCGCCGCCAATTGACACAACAAGATATCCATATTTTGCATATGTACGCTCTCGTCCAGGAACTGCGTTGGGAAATTCGGATGTTGCAATTATCACTGCCTCTAGCAAGGAGGAACTTCAGCAAAAGATTGGACAACTTACAGGAGAATATACTGCATGGACAAAAGATCAAGGTGCGGAATTTCATAAAGCTGAAGGAGACTATCAACAAGATTTGAATATGGCACAGAATAAAGTTAATACTGATCTTCATCGTCGTGGTATCCTCAATAATATTTATCCTGAAACTCGCGCAGAGAAGTTAATTGATGATTATCTAAATTGGAATGGTAGACAAAATCTTTCTCTTACTCGGAATATGGTAGAGTTAACTAATGCTAAACTCTTCGCTGAACTCCAAGCTATGGGAAAAAGATTTGTAGGAACTGAAACTTCTCAAGCTGGATGGTTATCTCCTTTTGTCAGAAAGACAGCAGATAATCCTTACGATAGTTATATTCGAACTGCTTTAGCAGTGGGGAATAAAGATAGCAATTATCCTCTTTGGGCATACAGTCAGGAAAAGTTAGAACAATTTGGCGATACTGCATTTAATGGTATGAGATATGCTTTTGGAGCTGCGCGAAAAGGATTAATAAGTTATGAAGACGCTAGTCAAATGGCTGAAAAGTTTGGTATGGGAAACCCATACGAAGCAGCCACCGATAGACTTAAGAATTACTACAGTCTTGTTAATAAACTTCCAGATCCCCAGGTTTTACGTAAATTCATCTCTGTCGCAAACACAGTACTCGGATCTACAGTTATCCGATTGGACACCTTCCAACAACTTATACACATTCTCGCAACCCCTGTACTTCTAACTGCGGAAAGTAATTCTGTTCGTAGTCAGATAGTAAAAAATCTCCTAACTACTGAACTACCTGATGGGAGTGGTCGCCAAGTTCCAGCTATTAGTAAAGTAATCTATAAAGCAATTCAGAACTATTGGAATGAAGATGTTAGAGCACAGTATGGGGAGATATATCAGAAAGCTGGAGTTAATAGAGACGAATTAACTCAACACATGAATATGATTGACACTCTTCGTCTTCCTTATGGTAATAAGGGAAAAATAAATGATATAGTTAAATGGACTAAACAAGCTACAGATATAGGAGCGAAATATGCTGGAACTAACTTTAGCCGGAATTTCATCCACTTTGTGGCAGCAGATACTGGACGACAACTATTTGAAGGAGCGGGTTATTCTGGGAAACAACTATTCAGTAACATTCAGACTTTCGCCTCAAGAATCCAAGGCAATTATATTGCGACTCAACGACCTGTTGCATTCCAAGGAATTCTCGGACAAGCAGTAGGATTATTTCAAACTTATCAATTTAACCTAATGCAACAACTTCTCCGATATGTAGAGAATGGAGAAGGTAAGACTATTGCAATGATGGCTGCGTTACACTCTACAGTTTTCGGTCTTCAAGGACTTCCCGGCTTTTCTATGATTAACAACCACTTAATTGGTAATGCTCCAGGTAATACTCAACATAATGATGCTTACAGTGAACTACCACAAGCTTTTGGACATACTCTTGGAAATTGGCTTCTCTACGGAGCAGCTAGTAATGTTCTTCAAACTGGACTATATACTAGAGGAGATATTAATCCTAGACAATTAACTTTACTTCCAGTTAATCCTTTAGATTTTCCTGCTATTAGTGGAGGTATTAGATTTGTAGGTAGTATGTTTGATGCGGCCGCGAAAATAGCTAAAGGCGGCGATATCCCAGCAAGTCTACTTGTAGGATTAGAACATAATGGCTTATCTCGACCGCTTGCTGGATTGGCTCAACTCGTTCAAGGTTATTCAACTACAGCTTCTGGCTCTCTTATTCAATCTACTTCTACTAATCCTCCTAGTGGGGATAATACTCAAGGTTATAGCGATCTTTTATCTATTGCAAATTTTTCTAGACTTTTTGGCGCACGGCCTTTAGATGAAGCTATAGCAATGAATGCAGAATACCGCTCTAACTTATATAAAGCAGTTGATGTTAGTCGGATGGAAGGATTAGGAGAAGCGGTTAAAAGTACAATGATTGGAAATAGAAGTCCTAGCGATGATGAGACAGATAACTTTATTACTCAATATGCGGCGGCTGGAGGAGATATTAGACACTTCAGTAGTCAAATGTTGAAATGGGGACAAGAAGCTAATGCGTCAACAGCTAATAAGTTTTTCGGGCAATTAAGCAACAGTGGAATTAGTAGGAATATGCAAGAGATAATGGGAGGTACTCCCTTAGCTGATTTTAGAAACCAAGGGAGTACCCAAGGAACTAGTCCAGTTTCTCAGTCCTCTGATGAATAGTTGTCCGAAATGGACAAAATCCAATTTTACACGGCCTCTCTCCTTTACAATTATCTTCTATCCAACAAATACTTTCTGAATAACTTTCTTCATCAAAATAACACTCCCTTTGACTTTCTTCCCTTATATCATCCGTTAATCTCCAAGCCCAAGGAGTAACTTCTTGATTACTCATCTTCCTTCTCCTCCAACTCTTCTATTGTAATTTCTTTTCTACTATCTTTCCACACTACTACTAATTCAGCTTTTCCATAACCTAGGATCCCATCTAAAAAATCTTGAACTACATGGAGTCTAGGAGTAGTTTGTCCTCTTTCATATCTATCTAAAACATTCGTTCCATAACCTAATTTCTCAGATAGCTTCTCCTTTGACAATCCATTTATTAATCTTAATCTATATAAAAATTGAACTATAAGATGAGCTCTACTTACATTTTTTCTTTCAATATATATTGAACTCTTATGGATTCCTAAATGACCTGCTTTCATATAAATTTGTTCTTGAGTATATCTTCCTCCTAGAATTTTTACTAATTTTTTAGTATTAGTTTTAGGATAGAATTTTCTAACTAATTCAATATCTTCTTCACTAATCCATACTTTAAGTAAATGCTTCTGTTTTTTATTATCTGTCAATCCTAATCTACCTGCCATCATACTTATACTGTCTTCACTTCTTCCAGGAAGAAGATAGCACATCTCTTTTGTAATAGTTGTTTTGTAGTGGGTTTGGAGAATAGCAATCTCGTCTTTAGTCCATCTTACTTTTCTAAAAACTGTATTCTTGAAATGGATAATAGGGTCAATCATATCATTTCTCTTTTGCATGTCGCGGAAGTTCATTTTACTATCTCCTTTTACCTAACTTACAAATTCTATTTTCACAACATTCAAACCAACTACTGCATTCATTACAAATGATGTATGGAGGTAACTTCTCTTCTCCAGTTAAATCATCAAGTACAGTTTTCCTTCTATCATTTTCTCTATTTAACTTCATCTGAGTAGAGAGTATTCTATCTAACATATTTTCACTTTCTAGTTTTATTTCTCCTTTAGTTTCTACTATTTCTGCGGCCACAAGACCTCTAGCACGCTTTTCGGGAAAAAGATTATTAGACTTCCTATTGCAAAGAGCATTATAAAGCATAGTACAGAGATCGTTAGGATCATATACACCGTCAAGAGCAATTGACAACTCAGCCGCAATAGTGCCAAGAGCCTCTTCAAAAATATTGGCTTTATTTGCTTTTTCCAGAATGTCTGGATGATGTATAAGTTCTTGCCGAAGAAGTATAACACCTTCTGGCGGCGTAATAATTGTAAGTAAGTGATGGGTTTCATTGTCCACATCTACTTTCTTAGGGAGACGATATTCCCGTAGTCTGGAGTTACGGCCAGTAATAGTTCTTTTCTTACTCATTTCGCATAAGCCTCCATCATCATTTTAATTGCTTGACTGTCAGTTACTGTACTCAACGCGTAAAACATAACTGTGGCGCCATTATTGAATAGTTGTATAAGAGTATAAGTATGCTCTTTCATAGATACAAAAATTTCATTTGTATCTTCATTTGATACTTCTTCCCTTTCCGTATAAGTAAAATAGCGATCTAGAGTAGCTCTTTGTACTCTAGTTCTATCCAAAGGTCCTCCAACACAGAGGAGTTTATAGCCAGTTTGAGATTGTGCCATTTCAGATCTCCTCGTTTCGTGTGTCTGCTATAATTATAAACTCATCTTCAAGAGCATTCCATTTTTTAGAAGTAATATTAAATTTTGTTTTAATAGCTTCCCCTAAATTTATTCCAGCTTTAGTTGCAAGTATATCTAAATATATAAATATGTCTGCTAATTCCATAGCAAGGTCTTCTCTCTTCTCTGCTAAAGAAAAGTCTCCCCTTCTAATTTTCTTTATTATATTCGCCGCTTCTCCTACTTCTCCGAAAGTAGCATTAGACCAATCTGCTAATGACCAATGCGCACAGGAATGTGTAGTAGTATTGAACAGATCCTCTCTTTTTCTATTTATCTCAGAGAAGTCTTTAAAAGTTAGATATCCCATTTCATCTCTCCTATATACTCTCTTTCTTCTCCGGTCAACAGTGACCAATTAACAAACTTATCATTTTTCTTACCTAATCTATTACTTAAAAATCCGCTCTTTGGTCCTGCATTTATAAACTGTACTCTATTCGCCACCATTAGAGAATTCATTATATCACTTAACTCTTGTAACTTTCCCAAGTCTTTATAAACTTGAGTCCAAATTTCTTTAATATTTTGTGGCTTCCTCGCGCGCTCAACAATTTCTAATACCTTCTGCACAACATCACTATTCTTGCCTTTACCAAATTCTCCAAGAGCTCTGGGCATATTATACTCAGCTGCACTAAGAAATGTATTGGATCGCTGCACAATGCCGGGAGTAATTTTTCCGTTTCCCGAAATCGCGGAGAGAATGATGCAAAGCTTAAGAAGCTGTGTATATCTTCGCTGACTATAGGATTTAAATCGAATGTCATCCATATCCTCAAAGTTTTCATAGACAGGCTTAAGTATGTCAGCCGCGGTAGAACTAATTTCAATTTCACCAAAACTAATTCCTCTAATCCTTCGTAATTGTTCGATAATATAATTTGTAAATTGTTGATCTGGGGTAGGCATGATGTGGTATCGTCTATCACTTCTCTCTCCATAGATTAGGATTAACCTACTAAAGAAACCTTTACCTATAATTTCTGGGGGAAAGGCTGTAGCGAAACCTTCTGGTGTATTTCCGCCAAGTAAGGATACAGTTGGTTGATATATTGATACACTAATACTATTCTTAACTCTTTCAGAGTAGGGTCCGGTTTCATCGTCCCAATCCCAGAGATCGCCGAGAGTGTCAAAGAATGCAGCATTGTTCGGTCCAGTGAAGATGTTAAATTCATCCGCAGCAATATATACTTCCTTTGGTTCTTTACCACTAAATGAATTTTCACCCCAGAGATTTGACTCCATAATTCTATCATATGTCTTCTTCCGTCTTCCTTCATCCAGCTTGCTACTTCCATTTAGTTCTATCGCCTCTTCTCCAATATCAGCTAAGTCCAGTAGGAATTTTTCCCTGGAAGATTTATTAGCAGCGAATGAGGAATATCCAGACTCCTTAAGTAATTTTTTAATCCATTTAATACTAATAGATTTTCGCGCACCCGGGTCTCCGATAAGCATTGTATAGAGATTTGGATAAATTTTTCCTGGTCCGAATTTAATATAATTATTCCTACCCAAAAGTGCTCCGATTGCAGATAGTACACACCATCTATGATACACTGTTGGAGGTTCACTTTCCTTTGTGTAGTTGATATAGTCATCTATGAAATCTCCCATTTTTACGCGGCAACTTCATGTAACTCTTCTATATCACTCCAACGGACAGCATTACCTTTTAAGTCAGTTGGAATTTTCATACGACGAGTTATATTAAAACTATCAGTTACATCTATATTAGCTGATCGCTCCATTATTTTAGCAACTTGCCAAGCCAAATCTTCCTGGCCTCTTCTGTATTGAAACAGTATGGAGTCATGTATTTGAGCACAGAGTTTGAAGGTAATAGTATTGTTTCGCCAGATTGTGTTGAAGATATCTCGCCATGCACGATTAAGACACATAGCATTGAGTGATTGACTGGGATGCGCAACATAAGCGTTGAGTGCATGCTTGTTTGTCTGGGGATTTTGAAAACAATATCTTGTCCATCCAGTAGGACCAACCAATCTTCTGACACTTGCCACTGTAGTTTTAATATATTCGTGGTAACTTCCTCTAACTACAGGATAGGTACGGTCAAATTGGTTAAGAAGATATTGACATACCTGGAGGAGAGAATAATGTTTGGGAAGTTTAAGTAGAACTTTCGCGCGCATAACATTTTCTATTCCCATAGTATTTAAGAGAACATTAGGACCCATATTATAATTAGCCCCATGATTTGTACGCTTAGACAAATTACGGATATGCTTGTCCAAAGTTTTGTGGATAAACAATCCTTTTTCGTCGGCCACAGTATGCACAATCCTATCATAAGGAATACCGAAAAACTCACTAGCGTTACGCCCGTGAAAATCTTTAGATCTATCATTTATTGCCTCCAAAAGTTTAATATCTCCGCTAAGATAAGCTGTATCAAATGTTTCTGCCTGAGAGTAATCACATTCTCCAATATAGAAACCTTCATCAGCGACTAAAGTAGACTTTACACTAATCGCCAATTTATCTTCACTATTCGCGCCACCTTCATCTACTGGAATATTATGAATTTGCAAACCGCACCAAAAGTTACTTTGTTTACTAGCTAACCTACCTGTATCTGTTCCATGAGGATTAAGTTGGTAAAAAATTCGGCCGCACCAAGATGCTTCTTTACCAATATAAGTTGAGTTTAGTTTTCTATCTTCTCGGAATTTCTGAATACGACCTAGAATTTTTTTATTAAGAGGATGTCTTGCTTTAGCTTTATCCATTGATATAACATCAGATGAAGTAATATCACCACAGCCCAAAACTGCAAGTAAGCGAACAGTTTGCTGAGAACTATTAGAGTTATAAAATGGGTTATTAACCATAATACGTATTGCAGACTCTTCTTTATCAATCTTTTTATCCAATATATTCTCGAGTTGCAATCTTCTTTCTTCATCTTGCCTAATCCCAGTAAGTTCTGCTAAGAGACAGGGAAAAACTAATGGAAATTCTTGATAATAATTCTCCATTGCCCACTGCGGCATTTCATTTATTAGAGCTATAAAACTCATCGCAGTATAATAGCAATCTCGCGCGTTATATTCATAATATTCTTCTAGAGAAGTAGCATTCCTGGCCATATCCTTATGATATACATAATCTCTAACACAAAATGCTGTTATGCTTCCTAAATCTTTAGGCAGTTCTGAATACCAAGAGTGGAACAAATGCGCTGTATCGTATGACCAGTTAATGACTTCGATACTATAGCGGAGAAGATAGGCGTTGTCATATTTTCCATTTTGAAAAAGCTTAGCAACTGGCAACCTGCAGATGGTTCGTGCAAAGCTAACGGCGTCACTGTCTGTAAGTGGGACAACAACTGTAAAGGCTGAATAGGATTTTCGAAATAAATCGAACCTAACCCCTGTGAACCCAATACAACTAATAGATCTATCGGGATCATCTTCGATTGTTTCGATGTCGATACTGATAAATTGGGAAACTTTGAACAGATCGTACACACTCCTCTGGAAGACGGCCTCCCTAGAATACAAATTCCATAAGAAGTTAGGAACTGACAACCATTTGGAGCTAGAGAAGATTTTACTGAAGTATCGCTCATAAAGAAATCCTCCATACGCTACAGTTACTAGCTGTTTCACGGGATGAACTATTAACCATTCAAGATCATATTTCTTAAATAAACTACCAGCATAGTTATCTATACTTGGCTTCTTTCTACCAATATCTCCTACCAACATTCCGAGTAATTTTTCTGAAGTTGTAATAACATATTTACAATTCTTTTCCTTTGCCTTTAATGCGACTTCAAGAACAGAAACTTCTGGCACCAGATTGGTTAAATGAACACTTCCTACACTACTTCCAAATTTTCTAAACACTTCCTTCAGATAAGCAAGATAAGGATCATCTTCAAAAGTATGATGGAATAGAACATCAATACCCATTTAGATGATCCTTATCGTGGCGCGAAAAAGTTAGGTAACTGCCAATTTCACAATCTTCTGATAATGCTTATCCTTATCTACCTTATCAGTAGTCCTTTTCAAAATCGCAAGAACTGTAACTCCCTTCGCGGCCTTCATAATCTCCCTAGTCGTTGCTGACTTTGGAAGATTAAGCCCACTACTAATCTCCTTCAGTCTCTCCTTCAAGAAACCGCGTCCAGTCTCATTGTCCAACATGTAGGCTGTATTACAGATATCTCCTTCCTTTGGCTTCTCTTCATCTGGAGCAGAGCATTCCATAATCTGCTTCAATGTCATGGGAATAGAAACAGCCTGCTTCTCGTTAATCTCCTTTTCTTCAAAACCTTCATGAAGGAGACAGAGATAGGCGCCGTCGGGAAAAGTGAGGAAAGATGGAAGATCTTCAATATCATCGAGAGTAGAGTTGTCTAGATCAAACTTCGGATGGTCAGTCATTTTTAGATACTCCCATTACCTGAGTTGTAGATGTTTGATGCTGGGAACGTAAAGCATCTAAAGAATCTCTAATTGGCGGCCAGGAGTCTAGATCTAATTCTAGATGACGTACTTTATACTCTAATTCGCGCAGAAGAGCTAATTCATCTTCTTGGTATTTCATAAGTTCAAGAGCGCTTGTGGTAATTTGAAATATAGTTCCCATGTATAGTTCAATAGAAGTTTGAATAGTTCTTTTATTATATTCAGCTTGTTGCTGGAAGGAGGATTTAGTGGAATTAGACATAATTACCTCTTTCCTCCTCTCATCTTAGCCAGCATAGCTTTTGCTTTAGCAATTGGATCTTCTTTCTCCTCTACTTTTACTGCCTCTTCCCCCCTATGAGCAACTATTGTGTCTGAAGATAGTCTACTAGACTCCAAACTACTATCGCTATTAATAGTCCTAGAAGGAATAGGAATAATGTTGTCAGATTTTCCCGATCCCACATCTTCTTTCTCCTTTTCCTTGTTTTCTACTATAGTAGGCTCAATCCAGTTAAAGAATGGTGCTAAACTTGGCTCTTTCATGTCCTCAATTTTAATATCTCTTCTACTCCCTACAACTGCTTGATGGGTATAAGTTGTACTACTTCCTTGTCTGTGTTTATTATTACTGAGCGAAAGGAAAATAACATCATCAAAATATCCTGCTACTTTCCTACTAAATTCCGCACTTCCAACCATTGGCATAAGTTTCTTATTTCCTGCTTCATCTAACGCTTCAATACTATGACTTATACAGATCAAGTTATAAGGAGCAACTTTAATTCTATTCAGGATATCCATCATATGGAAACGAAGACTTCCCCAATCGTCTAATTGGAGTTTATAATCTACTGGCTTATTTTTTGTAATAAGATTAATAAAACTATCAGATAGTTGAGATAAATTATCCCATACTACTATAGTATTCTGCGGCAAGCGCCCCAAATTTATTAACTCAAAAGGTAGATTAACTTTCTGACAAACTGAGCAATTAACCATTCCATGATTATCACAGATATTACAATCTTCAAGAGGATATTTACTAACTTTTCTAATAACATCCGCGGCGATAGGGAATTCTCTAGTATCTGGAAGACGGATTAAAGTTACTCTATCTTGTGCGGCTTTGCTTAGTTTAGATAGAATAGAATGATTTCCATCCATTGAGAACCAAATTAAATTCCATCCCAATTCTGCCATTTTAGAAGCAAGAGTAGATTTTCCTGTAAGAGGTTCTCCTTGGATTAGAATATGATTAACTTGCCGAGCAGTTTCTTGAGAAGCTTTCATTTCAATACTCCTGCTCGGCAAATCATTTCATTCTTCTCAGATGCAGTTAGATGCCAGCGAGTAGGTCTTCCATTGTCTTAGCAAGACCTGCCGCGGCATCAATCGCTTCTTGAGGTAGATTACCGTGGTCATTTTGGACCTTTGCAACTGTTGCCTGGACGTCAGCAACAGTAGCGCCAGAATGAGCAATGAGATTGACAAATAGAGTAGCCCAAGCGGTAACAGGCATAGCATTTCCTTTCTCCTTCACTTGGCAAGATTGCCTAACTAATCCTATACCTTGAAATTGAGCCGGAATTGGTTTAATTGGCCAAAATAGTAATTTATCAAGAAATTCCTCAAATTCTTTTAGTAACTGTCTTTTTTGCTCTAAAGTTATAGGAGTAGCCAAAACTAACCCTCCATCGCCAACTGTGCTTCAATGATATCTTCTAACTTGAAATGAAACTGATACCGAGATAAATCATCAACTTTAACTGGAATACTTTCTACCCCTCTAGGAAACCAATATTCATTTTTCAATTCACAAACACCAAAATATTGACAAAGTTTAAAATAAGAGAAACAACTTTCTCCATACATTGGAAAGTAATTTTCTTCACTATACTCAGCTATATGTTTCATAGTTAGGAGTTTATTCTTAATCCACAAACTTCTCTGAAGACGGCTCTTTGGAAAAGAAAACTTTTTCCATTCCATTCCTGTAGATGACCAAACTATGTAATCTGCATTAAACGAAGAATTAAAATTATCAAGAGAAGAAGTAATAGTATCTAGAACTAAACTATAACCGAGAACTTGAGAGAGATTTTGATAAGCTGCTTCATGAGGATTTCTTCCACTAGTTGTTTTACAATCAATAGTGATTAATATATTATGTTTAGTATTAATGAGTACAGCATCAATAAATCCCCGATCGTAGAAACCCTCTCCACAATCGACAATGTAGCCTAGTTCAGTGGCTGGCTCATTTTGAGGATCCAATTTACTTAAATCCATACGATAAAGTTGGCAATCTGGATATTCTTCTTGAAAAAAGAATGGGAAGTTATCTAACGCTATCAATGCATGCCAAAATGACTTCTTACTTTTACTCTCCAAATCTGCATCAAGTTCGCGCGGCCACTTCGCTAACATTTCTACTTGAGCACGATTAAGATCTAAATGAGTAAGATAACGCTGAACACCATAACCGACAAGAGTTCCAAATGATAAATGTGTATCTTCTCTTTGTTCAGTAGCTTCTTCACTATCAAACTCTGGTTGAAGAAGAAGTTTATATAGTTCATATTTCCTAGGACAAGAATGGAGAAGTTTATCTGAGGAGTCAGATAGAAGTTTAAGGTTGGGATGAATAATAGTCACTTCCAAGGCTCCAATTTAACTTCTTGCTTTACTATCTTTTTTGCCTCTTCAAGAGATTTATGCTCAATATGGATTAATTGCTTCAATCTCATAAACGTCCAATATATCTCTTTATGAGATAGTCTTGTTAATTGAGCTAACATCTCTACTCCATTATATGTACCATCTTTATTCTTGAAAACAACAAATGGATCAGACATCACAAATCCTCCACTGTAACGGCCGCCAATCTCTTATTTTCCTTAACCTTCCCACTTGCTGTTTTCGCCATTTCTGCAATAACTATTCCTTTCTTCTTACTCAATCCTGCTACTATAGTTCCAACTTGTTCATCGCTCAAAAGATGAACCATATTTTCATCTTTCTGAAGTTCTCGATGGATAATTTGAAGAAGTTGTTCATAGTTAGGTTGTTGTTGTTGAAGTCGCCGCTGAAGTTCTAGTAACTTTTCCGCTAATTGGTCAATATTAGATAGAGGAGCAGATTGGATATCAGTCATTTTACTTCTACTCCTTCTTACTTCTATCCAACAAATCCATTACAATTGCCGCTTTTCCAGAAATTGGAAGATCATTTACTAACTTGTTCAAACTATCTGCATCAAGTATAATCCCCATACATGCAATTACATGAGCTGCATGGGGCATATCACTTTCTTTATCTACAAACTCTCCATCCTGCATTGCAAATAAATGTCTTTGCGCAGCTTCAATGTAGATAGAAAGTCTAACATCTTTTTCTCTCCAATTCATTTGACCATATTTCTTCGCCCCAAGTTCAAATACTTTACTAGCGTAAATCATAATAATTGGAGGAACAAATCGAAATGGGACTTTTTTAACTCCAAGAAGGTCTTTAGGATTAGTTTTGTCGGATATAACTTCTTCTATCTCTATTTCGATAGGATGAAAAGTACCACATTGACATTCAGTATGATTGTGTCTACATTTACTCCAAATTATTCTAGTAGCCATCCTACAAATCCTCTTCTGTCGTTCCGTACTTCAATGTGAAAACTAATACTTCTGTACTATGATTATACACTGTTACTATTCTCGGTGGATTATCTTGAGTTTCAAACTTGAATACTTTATCTTTCTCTTTTCGTTTAATAATAGCTTTCTTAACTCTATCAACAAATTGAAGTGGCACGCGCAGCTTTACTGTTTTATCTCTTTTCAAATTAAACCAAACTGGATCATATTGACTTTTGAAGCCATTAATTCTATTCGACAATTTCAACAACATATCTTTTAAGTGGTTTTTTAACTACGAAAGAAAAAGTAGCTAACTTCTTCTCCTCATCATATTCTATTTTAAAACTATTCCTATCCTCTTCTTTCATAAATCCACAACCGACAAGTTGTTCTTCTTGAGATTTCTTAAGTTTGTAAATTCGAGTAGAGAAGGATCTAACTTTTCCAATAGTAGAAAAGTGCATTTGAAGTTTCTTACCAGCGAAAAGAAGTTCATAAATTTGTCTAGCAGATACTTGTTGTTCTTGTTCTTGTTCTTGATCCTCATCTTCAAGACTATCGTCATTTAAGATATCTACTAAAGAAATGATATTACTCATTTTACTATCTAAAGATCATCTACCGTAATTTTACTTAATCTCTTTGTAGCACTAGCAGGATCTTCTTTTTGCAATTTGGCTAACCATTCTGCTATGGACATAAACCATTTACCTTCTTTACTACAATATCTTTCTGTTGCTCGTGCCTCTATACAAGTTATAGTGACTATAGGTTCATAATTCCCTGTTACAGGAGATTTTTCAGTGTACATAAATCTTGGTTCACAACATATAAAACTACTAGCAGTATTAAAATTTCCAATTAATTTACTCCAATGACAGTTTATACAGTATTTTTCATTAGGCATCTACTGTAATCTCCTTACAAAAACGGCGGAAAGACATTTCTGCCAATCCGCCGCTTCAGTAATTAGACTACTAGCTTCTACAAGTTCGCCAGCAACGCCTCCTCATCTGCACTCATGAAAGCATCGAGCTTTCCATCGAGATAGAGTGCGATATCTCCGAATTCTTCAGCATTCTGGCTGTTTGCAATCCACAGAGAAAGCTGTTCCTTGAGGGCCGCAAGAACCTTCTTATTCCCACGACAAGGCTGAAGACGCTTCAAGAACAAGTCAAGAGCAGTCTGAATTTGCTTCTCATTCTTTCCAGTAACCGCAGGCATAACAGCCTTGTAATCTGCTTCCCAGAGCTCCCACTTCTCCTTTCTAATACCAACTCCACGTTCCGAAGGAGGAAGATTGGCAAGATACTCAATTGTCAACTTGTTATAGTCGAGTGCTTCCTGACTGTTGACCGCAGTACCTTCATCAGGAGCAATCTGCCAAATTGCAGCATCACGAATTTGATCTGCTACAACATTGACAAGCCAATCGCGACACTTATCATCTTGAAGTGCGCGATGAATACCGTAAGGAGTTGGAACAGGAAGAACTAACTCTAGACTAGGACGCTTGATAACGTAGATATCCTTCTTTGCCGCAGCCGACTTCTTATCATCCTTCGTTGCAGGAGCGCCAGTAACAGGCTCCTTAACTTGAGGACCGTCTACAACAATAGTGCGGAAAGAAAACTTCATCTCGCGAGACATAGTGAGAGGATGATCTTTTCCAGTAGACTCATCATGATGATGACGATGCTGGAGTTCAACAACTGGCTTCTTTGCCGTTTCGACAGTAGCAGAAGTCTGGACTTCACTCATTTTATTTACTCTCTTTCCATAGTTGTGAGCAGGAGTGCTCTTTGATGGGAGTTGTAGCTTACTCGCGGGCGGCTTCAGTGTCAAGTAGAGATTTTCTGTTATTTACTATAGCCCTTCCTATCGCTTCTAATACAAAGCGAGGATTAGGATTGAAGATACGTTCATAGAGGATAGATAGTTGAGCTAGACGAGGTTCAATAGGATAGTCTTTATCTCTCCGAGTAGGAGATGGAATTTGAATAGGAGTATATTGTTCCTTTATTGGATAGAAGGAGCGAGTAAAATGGGAGTCTTTAGAGTGAGCGCAGGAAGTCATCTTCTTTCTCCGTTGCTTCACAATGAAGCTAACAAATCTTCTGGACCTTTATTATTTTTATCTTTATCAGTAATCTTATTAGGATCTCCTTCCCAAGGAAGTCCAAATTTACCGGCGCAAACTGGTCCATAACCATGATATCGGGAAATAGATGTGTCTAATTGTTTACCACAGAAACAACAACAAATTAATCTCCTTCCAGCGCGAGCCAGACAATCTACTGGATTTTGAAAAAGTTTCTGAAGTTCTAAAACTAACTTTGGCTCACTCTTAGCTAGACTTGTCCAATCTACATAACCATCAAGATGAATGGAGCCAAGGAATAGCTTTCCATCAGCTTTAGCGTTTGGAGTATAGTTAAGGATAAATGCACCTTTTTCATCGGCATATTTAGGAAGGCAAAAGCGAACTTTTTTACAAAAACTTTCTTCTGGAGAATATTCTGGAGTGTAGTCGATAAATGGGTCTTGTTTACCGTTAGCTATAGCAGTACGAAGAAGATTGAGAATGGAAATGCCAGAAATTTCTTGGAAAGTTAAGGTGCCTTTTCGCGCACTTACTCTATGCTCTTGTTCATAATCTTCGTTACACTCTCCATTTACTGCTTTAGTTAGAAGGAGATAGTATCCAACAATATATGGATATTGTTTCGCATTGAAGTTTTTATATCTATGATATCCACTAATTAGAGATTTTACAAAAGCAGACTCATCTTTACTAGTGTTTTCTTCAATAAATTTCATACATTCTGTCTCATTTTCCTTGAAAGTAGAAATGATAGACTGCTCAAAACAGGGCTCAAAGCGACCAATTGAGGTCATTTCTTGTCTCCTTTAGCTAGAGATTTCCAGAATGCAATCGCTTGTCTAATTTCCCTATTTCTTCGAGAATATTCAAAGAATAAAAATTGTATATATTGATATCTATACCATTCATCTCTAGTCATTTCCCTTCCTAATTCTTCTCTCAATTGAGAATAATGATCTCCATTATCGGAGAGTTTATCGAATTGTCCGCCAGAAGGGAGAGTCATAATAAATCTAACCCCACTAGAAGTTTAATTCGTATCTTCTCTATTTTATTCCTCATAGACTCTAAATCTGCTAGTGTGTCATCTAATGAACTACGTCCTTCTATTGGAGATTTTGGTCTGAGAAGTTCAATAATTTGAATACTTTCATTAATAGTCCTAAGCCAATTTGTGCGCCGAATTAGAACAACTTCCATAGGAGAAAGTTGAATAGTAACTTCTTTCATATTCTTAGTCATAGTTACTTTCCTTCTTCATAAGGTACAAGAAGAAATACTTTTCCATTTAATTCTACTTTTCCTTGAGGATAACCTGACCAAATAACAGAAGATTTACCATTCTTCGCTTTAATTAGTATTAGAGTTTCAGGAACTTCAACATCTACAGTTTTTCCGTCTAAAATTCGCTCTAGTGCTAAACTAACAACTCTAGGCATTCTTTTTTCCAAACGCCAATTCGATATTGCGCTAGAAGAATAACCTAATTCTTTTGAAACTCTAATGTTATTCCAATTTAGGAGTTGAAGAGCCGCTTCCAAACTATCTGTGGATACAAAATTTTGTTCATCTCTAGCAGCCATAGCTATCTTCCTTTCCTGGCGCGAAGTTCAGCTAACTTCTGACGAGCAACTTCAATAGGATTAACTACTGCTACTGTCTCTACTGGAACTACTATAGTAGAAATAGTGTGATTATCTAACTCTTTGTAATTACTAATCTCTTCAATTCCATTTATATATTCATGAATATCCTCAGTTTCTACAACTTTCCTAACCAACTTATGCTTATCTCCTTCTTTCTTCAATTGATTACTAATCGCCTGAATTTCTTCCATCTTTGCACTTTCGTTAATAAACTTAAGTGACTTTTCAGCGATCGTATTTCCTTTGATTTTTTGAGACTTAACTCCTTTGTAGAATGTACCAACTTCACAGATTATGTGTAAGAAATTCTTTGCTCTTGTAACCGCAGTATAAAGTAGTTCCCTTTGGTTCATTACTCTATGACTTTCGTGCATTACAAAGAATATCTTCTCATTCTCACTTCCTTGAAATTTGTGTACTGTAAGAGCATAGCCGCCGAGTAAGTTATTAATCTCTGCGGCGTCAGAGAGAGTAACTTCGTCATCACTATATGTTAATTTTAGCGTTACAATATGACTAGCAGCTTGAACTCTTTCCTCATTATTCATTGCTTCAACTGTCAACTCCATCATTCTATCAATTTCTTCGGCATTGAAGTCTATATTATCTTCCGCCTGTAGAGCAAGACGTTCTTCTTCGGATATACTTTGTGACATATGACCATGACGGTCGAGGTGGATAGAAGGAGCTTGATATAATTTTCCTAGATATTCTCCGTTACGGTTGATAGAGATAATAGTAGCATCTTCTTTATCGAAGAGTACTCTATCTCCTTCAGCAAGATAATGTTTATTATACCCCGCGATTACTTCATAAACTACTGCGCCGCGTTTCCGGCCAAGATAATTAGCGATAGATTTATTGATCTCGATAGTGCCGAATGCTTTATTAAATGGACAGAGGATAATATCTTCATCTGGGTTAAAGTAATCAACTTCTATCCACTGTTGAACTTGTTTATTGAAAGTATTCAATGCCATATCAGCAGAAAGTTTCTTCTGCCAGGGCTGGAAGATTACAGTGCCGTATTCTGTTTCACGGGACAAAGTAATTAAAGATGGAACTTCAATACGAGTAACTTCTCTCTTCAAGACTTGAGAGAATACTTTCTTCTCTACTGTCTTAGTAGAGAAAATCTTTCCAGTAGGATCGCCACTTAAAATTTTCCAAGCTAGATCAATAATTGGTGATTGAAGAGCTTGGCGGTAAACTTCTGTTAGTTCAATAACGGGTAACATTGATAGCTTAAAACCGAGAATAGCTTTACCAAAAATCGGAGGCAATTGCTGTATATCTCCAATAAATACTTCTTGATGAGGATGAGGAAGAGCATCTTGTAGCATTAGGTAAAGTTCAACAGAAATCATTGAACTTTCTTCAAAGATGATAAGCTGAAGTTCTTTAGGAAGTGGATTATAACGATTACGTTGAGGTTCAAACCGCATTGTTTTCTTGAACTTAGTTGGATCTTTCGGATCTTGAATTTCGTAGAAGACAGGAGCAAATTCGAGAACTTTATGAAGAGTAAGGGTATGTTGTTTAAGTTCATCTACTACAGCGTGGCGAATGTTATTTACTGCCTTTCGTGTGTAGGAACAGATAAGAATTCCTGGAACACCGCTGAGTAGCCATTTAGTGTTATTAAGTAATTTCGGCACTTGATTTGTTTCTATCAATTTTCTAGTAACAGAGCGCATTGAAGTAGTTTTACCTGTTCCAGCTGCTCCAATTAATACACAATCTGCGCCAGTTAGAATGGTGTCTTGAATTAGTTGTTGCTTGGTATTGAGTATAATATCGTCTCTTGCAACACCGTATATTCTTGGAAGTTTAACTGAAGATCCTTCCAAGTCTGTGTCCAATGATTTGGATTTGGAAATAACATCATCATAAATGGTGCTTGGACCATTAATGTTGGTTGCTTCATGGCAAGTATTATCAACATAATCTGGTTTCTCCTTTTCCATTAACTGTTCAATTGTAGCAATACTTGCTACTTCATCTTCTTCTTTCGCCGCTGCTGCTATAGCTTTAGCTCGCGCGAGAAGTTCTTGAAATTTCGCAGCAGTAATATTAGCCATTTTCTTATTTACTCCTCCAGTAGCCAAAATTAAAATGAGGAATATATCCTATGAAAAATATTGCCATTGATAGATTTAATAAAAGAAGTGGGAGTAAAATTCTCACTGCAAATACAGATTTATCATTTCCTGATATTATCATTATATCAAGATATTTTGTAATAATTGGCTTCATAGCTTTTGGATTGATCATAGTTTACTTACTCCTCTGCCAACGCATACGATGAGTATCACAAATGATGTTGAGTTTTGTATGAATTAATTTAGAAATATTGACCATTTCATCAAAACTCTGCTCAAATGTAGCATTCTTTTCTGCAATAGAATATGGATTACTCTCTTTTTCAATATGACAAACATTCGGAGCAAGTTGAAGCCTATTATAGCTTCGACGATCATATTCATTATTAATAAATTCGTCCCTTTCTGGATTAATCATTATCCATCCTCCTATCCTTTGAAGAAATTGAAGACAAATTCACTCCTAACTCTCTCTCATCATCACTAAGTATTGACGCATTATTTTCTAACTCTTCTGCGGCTAGCAAGGAATTAAATTCATCTTGCTCAGCTTGTAATTGCCTTATTTGTTCTCTAACTACACTATCACTCATATGTTTTTCTTTCAACTCCCACGCATTTTTCGCGCGAAGATATGCTACAATATTTGGATATTGTTCCTTAATTGGCTTTTCTTTTGGAGCATTATTCAAAATCTTCTCAAGTGCGGCTTTTTCTGGATGAATATTCAATGGCTGTTCAGTTTCATTATCTAATAGTTCGAAAGTCATTCCTCCTATCGCGCCAAATAGACCTTTTTTATTAATCTCCTGTATCTTTCTAAGATGGGAAAGAACAGAAACCATTTGAATAGTTCCAAATCCGAAATGTTCAGCGGTATGGTTAAATAGTTCAGTTTCCATGAATTCTATCAATTCTATAATATCAACTTCTTTAATATTGTATATGTCAGTTCCTTTAATTGATACATTAAATATTGAACGCCAATAATCGCGTATGTTATTAGGCGCACCACTAGCATCTAATGCCCAAGTAGCCAACATATCTGTATATGTCTTTCTATCCATATCAGTATATGGAGATTTAATCTTCTTCTCTAACTTATCCTCAATTAACTTTAACTTCTCCTGTTGCACTTTCCAACGATAGTCTTTCGCCCATTCAATCTTTAAAATATTCCATCTTTCTAACCAATGATACAGATTTTCTAGTTTCCTATTCGAGTAGTTAATAACAATTTTTGGCAGCTTATAATCAACATCATTAACAATATATTGCCATCTTACTGTTTTTACTAACAACTCAATATTCTGACTCATTGTCCTCATTGTCGGATATGCAGGAGATTGGAATTCAACTAATCCAGTCGCTTTTAACAGAGCTAAGAACAATAACTTTTTCTCTCCTTTATTCTTCAACATCATCCAATCAATCCAACCTCTCTTACTTGGCAATAAACTTAAAAGACTAATTTGATCCATATCAAAGATTGGATGATGTGCTCCTGTCATTACTCCAGGAAGTTCTTCCATTAATCCGCCTTTAGTATTTATAGAATTCGGCGCCCTTACTCCTACAACTCTAACTCCAGCAAAACCTGGAACAGGAAAGAGAAGACCACTGTACGCACATTTGACTTTCATTTTACTTCTCTTTCTCTGCTCTAAGTTTTTATGTTTTTTATTCTTCTAGAAGATATAGCCATTTACACCCAGGAACATTCATTTCAATTAGAATTTCACATACTCCTTCTGCAAATGAATTAAGTATTTTATCAGCATAAGCAGCATCAGCATCATAAGCAGCAGTATAAGCAGCAGCATCAGCAGCAGTATAAGCAGCAGCATCAGCATCAGCATCAGCATAATCATCAGCATAAGCATCAGCAGCATAATTAGGAAATTTTACTTTTATTTTATTACAAAATTCTTGTTCATTAAAATTATTCTTTGTATCTAGTTGAAGAATAGCTAATTTTTTTAACCCCTTAGCTCGAATTTTATCCGAACTCCAGCAGCTATCATTTAATCTAATTTTCAACGCATTAAGTACATTATGAACACATGGAGGTTTATCTCCATGTTTCAATCCTAGAGCTGCATTAACTACAGCCTCTACACACATCATTCCTGGTTTCTGTATTCCTAAACCTTTTACTAAACCGTAACTAATTAGTTCTAATATCTTTTTCACTTGGACTTCTGTTACTTTGGTATTCATAGCTTTATTTCCTTCTTAGATAAAAACACACTGCGCCGCGACAAGAATGAGTCTCCTCCTATTTCTCTCGCGTGTCAAGTGAAAAATGAATGTTATTATTATTATGTTTTATTTATACTAATATAATTATGATATTGAGTATTAAAAGTAATTATATAAAGTAGTTGAAGATTCTTGGGCCGCCCGCTCACTCCGTTCGCATTTAGTCTTTTTAATCTCTTTTTAACCTTATAAATTATAGACTTATAACTTAATTCATTTCCGGCGGTCCCTCCTACCATCCATTACCATCGTTTACCATGCATTACCATCCATTACCATCGTTATCATTTTTCGCTATCTCCACCTCTGCCGGCCCCTAAAGACCGTTATTACTGCTGTATATAGAAGAATATTAAGAGTATCTATGCGTCTATTTCTACAAAAAAAAGTTAAAAAACTTTAAATACCCTATATAACAATCCGACTATTCTATAATACACAGTAACAACATTCCCAGGGGGTCGGAAAAGGGGTAAAATCCGCGGGGGCGAAAATGGATAGGGATGGTAATCGATGGTAGAGGATGGTAATTGATGGTAATTGATGGTAGAGGGGATAATACGAAACAGAAACAAGTTCTAGCTATATAACTCTATTTCTGTCTAAAATCAACAATATGCCCGAGAGGGCAGGGTAGGTATTTATTCTATTAACTTTTCCCGGCCTCGCCAGTTTAGCAATAGTAATAGTTTCGTTGTCTATAGTTGTTTAATATCTTTTTATAGGAAGAAACTACGAAAACAAATCGTACAAATTCTGCCGTTATGTCCTAGACGCATAAGTTAACCTTACTTCATGCGCTGTTCTCGTTTTCTCCCCCCCCCAGCTAGGGAGAGAATGTTCTCCTTTTGTACCCGTGAACGTGATTTATTCTCGTAACGTTCCAAGAACAAAGAACAAAACATAAATATTT